GCGATATTTATGGGGAAAGGTTGAGGGGGCCTTGCGACCCCCTCAGCTCATCAGGCCATTGCGATCCAAGAGATCGCCTTGGAGGTGCCCGCCAGCGCGGCGGACAGGGACATCGTGCCATCGCTGTTGAACAGGATGTCAGAGCCCGTCTCGACGCTGGTCGTGATGGTGTCGTTGGCACCGGTCGAGCCAGCCACGGTCTTCACCGAGTTGGCCGCCGCCATGCCTTCCACCTTCTCCCAGATGATGACATCCGTGGAGTTGATGATCTTCACGTAGCGCGGCTTGAAGCCGAGCGTGATGGAGTAGTCGTTGCCGTCCGAAGTGAACGAGCCAGAGGCGAAGTTGCTGATGCTCATCGCCTGCGAAGTTGCACCCTTGGTCGTGGTCGTCATGTCTGTATCTCCCGAGGAGGAATTAAGTTGAGGGAAAGGGGGTGATGATTAGTCACCCCCTTCAATCATCAGGCCGTGGCACCGACCTCAAGGCGGGCCATGAAGGCCTCCTGCAGGATCACGGTGGCGGTCCACAGCTTCCAGCCGACCGTGCCGCGCTGGGCAAGCGGATCGCCTGCCGCAGGCTTCGGGTTGACCACCATCGGGGTCATGGACGACTTGCCCTTCAGCGGGACGATACCGAAGGCATCGCGCCCGAAGTAGAGCACCGGGTAGACATCGGCCTTGGTGCCGGTGGTCGAGCGCAGCGCGCCCTTGTTGCCGCCAGCATCCGCCCACGCTGCGATGACCGTAGAGGTCAGATAGCGCACCTGCTCGACCGATCCGATCTCACCCTCGAAAGGCGAGGTGTGCGGGCCGTAGTCAGCCACCGGCTTGAAGCCGGACATGCCACGGATATCGGTTTCGAGGTCGGGATGGCACACCGCCATGTAGGCCGCTTCGACCGACTTCGTGTTGAAGTCGGGGTTGGAGGCCACCACCTGCGAAATCTTCTTCGCGTTCTGGCGGTTGAGGGCCGTGGTCACGCGGCGCTGGTCGGTGAGCGAGATTGCCGTAACGATGGCGTCACGCGAGCCGACTGCATTGCCGAGGAACACGTTGGTGCCCGCCTTCAGGACGTTGAACCGCAGCGTCTCGACGGTGAGTGCCGCCTGCTCGCCGAGGATGTCGGTCGCCTGCTGGAGGATCGGGTCGGTGTGGGTGTCCATCACCACATCCGTGATGGTCACGTAGTCGCCGTACTGAGCCAGCGTCACCGTGTAGTCCTGATTGGCCAGCTTGCTGCCAGCCGGGGTCACGCCCTCGACGAGCGGGTTCGTGGCGACCGGGTAGTAGTATGCACCCGAGCCGCTACCAGCCGAGCCGGTCGCGCCGCTGAGGAAGTAGCGACGGAACTTGGCGGTCTGGGTGGAGTTGGTCGGCAGCGCGTAGGTCTGACCGAACTTCTCCAGCTGGAGGTAGGGCATCGCACGCTTGAGCATGCGAACCACGGAATAAGCGGCAACTGCAGGAGAGATGTCGCCGTAGACAACAGCCTGTGTCATGGATTTTTAGCTCCGAGTTTGAGTTCACATTTTGCTGGCGAATTTCTCAAACGCAGCCTCGAAATCTTCGGGGTCCGTCGCCTGAATAACCGCCGAGCGCTTGGAACTGACTGGGGCCAAGGCAGCAGCCGCTTGTTTGGTTGCCGTAGGCAGCTCAGTTTCCACCTTCCGGGTCGCAGGAGCTGCGGCAGGCTGTGCCGCCGTAGCGCCCGTATCCCGTCTGTACCGGTTGATGAGATCAGCGACCTCCTCGACCGTTCCAGCATCTATTACAGCTTTATAGGCTGTCTGTAAATACACCGGTTGCGTATCCACCCAGTCGATCACTTTGTCACGGATCGTGTCGTAATCCTCGACCGTGGACTTGAGGTCCGTGAGGTGCGTGCGCGTGCTCATCGCCTGCACCGTTTCGACGATGGGACGCAGCTCCTTGGCCACTTCGTTGAACACGAAGCCGATCAGGTCGCGATACTCCGCCTTGCGGCGCAGCGCCTCTGCGCGGGCCACGTCCGGCCAGTCCTTCTCATAGGCGGCCAGTACCTGCTGCTCTTCCGCAGAGTAGATCGGCGGAGGCTCTTCCGCCCTCGGTGCAGGCTGTGCGGCAGGCTGCGGTTCGCCCTGCGGAGCGCCCTTCACAAGGCGCGCGAGCTTCTCCAGCACTTCGTCAGTGTCCTTGGGAGCGGGCTCCTCGGCCTTGGGCGCAGGCTCCTCACCCGCAGGCTCCTCACCGGCAGGTGCGGGCTCTTCAGCCGCAGGTGCAGGCTCCTCGCCCGCAGGTGCGGGCTCTTCGGCCTTGGGCGCAGGCTCTTCGACCTTGGCGGCGGGCGGCGGATTGCCGTCCTGCTCCGCAAGCAGTGCGAAGGCATCCTCAAATGTGGTGCTTGTCGTTTCGGCAGTCGCGGCGTCAGTCATCTATCTCTCCTTATGGTGTGAGGCTCAGCGGTTTGCGTGTGAGCAGGCGCGTGAGCTTTTCGTAAGCCTGCGCCTCGCCCTGCAACCGTCTGAACTCGTCCTCATCACACGTCAGCAGCTGTTCCTTCACTTCATCGAGCTTGAGTTCGATGACCTCCATGATGGAGGTCACCTCCAGCGAGCCCTTCCGTTCGCGGAGAAGCTTACCCAGCTCCTCCAGCTTCCTCTTCCGATCCAACTCCCAATCCTCTCTCCAGAACGTCGAGCGCGGCGCTTACCTTGGCGGCGTCCGCATTGGCCGCATTCTTGTTGCCCTGTGCGATGCCCTTGTAGGCGTCCGCCAGCGACTTGCGCAGCTGCGCCTCTGCCATCTGCTTCTGAAGGACGCGCTCCTCCTCCATCGCCTGCTGGCGGGAAGCACGGTTGCGCAGGACCTCGTCCATCGGCAGCAGCATCTCGGCCATGTCACGCACCGCAAAGCGCGCCTCGACGAGCTTGCGCTCATCCACATGTTCACGCTCGGTGTCGGTCAGGCTCGTCGCCAGCAGGTCCACCTGCATGCCACGGATTTCCTTGGCGATGAGGCTCGTGGCCCCGCGTGCGATCACGTTGTAGTCGCCGGGAGGCGCGAGGTCGGGGTTGAACTTCTTGTTGAACAGCACCAGAGAGTGGATGACCGACTGCGTGAAGAAGTCGAAGCTGCGCACGATGTCCTTGAAGGGCAGCGCCGCATCGCCCCGCAGCATGGATGCACCCGCCGCCGTGCGGAACGGCTCGGACGGCCCCTTCTGGAAATCACCGCCGGTCGCCGGACCGACGAAAGTCTCCATGTCCGCGAAGCGCATGAACAGGTCGATGCTCTTCAGCAGCTCGTCGAGGTGGCTGTCGATGTTCACGTTGCGGATCGCAGGCACGTTGGCATCCTGCCCGGTGCCCTCGCGATACCAAATCTTGTAGGCGTGAACAGAGGTGATGTCCTGATCGGGCCGCAGCAGGTCGGTGTTGGCCTCAAGGTTGGGACCGCACACGACACTGGCGTTGTCGAGCAGCATGCGCGTCGAAGCCGCGATGGACATCTGGCTGTCGCGCACCACGTTGGGCAGGCCTTCGCCAATGGGCGAGGTGTCGTCCTCGTCGAACAGGAACGTGTGGATGGTACGCATCTCCACACCGATCTTGCGCCACTGGTTGATGTCGGCCTTGATTACGTGGCCGTCCACCATCCACACCTCGGCGTCGATGTCGTCGGCGTGCCGGTCGGGCGGCACATCCACACCGGCTGCCGCGAGCATCTTGCCCGACACCGGGCCGTACCAGCAGATGATCTCGTACTTCTGGCTGTCGGCCTTCTGGTCGTTGACGTTCTGCGCCGTGCCCATCGACCGCAGCGTCGTCTCGAACGTGCGGGCCTTGTAGTTGCCGTTCTGCCCCGGCCCGTTGAGGTAGGAGCGGATCACGGACGGGAAGAAGTCCTGCCGGTCGGCCAGCGCACGCAGCTGCGCGCGCGACATGACGAGACGCGTGAAATAGCCGTCCATCGTCATGAAGTTCTTGGCCGCCATGTCGGGGTAGAAGTCCCACACGGACAGGAACTCGAACATGGGCTTGTAGGTCGTCTTGACCACCGACTGCGGCCCCTGCGGGGTCATCTGCCAGCGCGTGGACTGCACCGGCCTCACGAAGGGACCGCGCAGGCAGCCGAGGCCGTAGAGAATGCCCGACTGCACGACTTTGCGATTGAGCGAGATGTAGTCCTGCGTCTGGTCGCCGCCGATCTCCTGCAGCTGGTCGTCGATCACCTTGGCCAGTCCCGTCGCGCGCTCGTCCGCGAGCCGCTGCACCGCCGCCTCGACCATATCGTCGGACATCTGCGTCTGCACATTGGCTTCCTGCTGCTTCTGCATCTCGCGCTGGATGGCCAGCTGCACATCCTCGGGCGACATGTCGGCGCTCGGCGAGGCCTTGATCATCCAGTTCCGCTCGTTGCCGGGGAACATCAGGTTCATGATGCGCGAGAGCACCGAGATGCACTTGACGCGCGTGATGCGCGGGTACGCCTTGGACCGCGAGCCGGACATCTGCTTCTCGATCTCGGGGTCATAGACGCCGAGGTACTGCCGCAGGTTCTTGAGCCACTTCAGCTCGACGTTCTGGCGATCCGAGGCATACTGCTCGAACAACCTATTAAGTGTTGCCCCGAGTTCGCGGAGGTCTTCCGAACGGAGGACCTGCACTGGAGCCGTATCGCTCGGCTCGACGGTGACGGAGGGAATTTGCAGCTCGGCTTCCATGTGTCGCGTCCCTATTTGAAGTGATAGTTCGCACCGAACTGGCGCGGCGGGACGAAGGGTGTCCGCCCTGTTGCGCCGTACCTCATATCACGCATGTCCTGCTTGTGGAAGAACCTGCACAGATAGCCGAAGGCATCGCCCGGATGGCTATACTGGTTCTTCTCGGGCTCGGGCGTCCTGACGGTGTTGTCGCGCTTGGTGTCCATCACGTAGCGCCAGCCGCCTTTCAGCGCGCGGCAGAGGATCGGGCACATGTTCTGGTCCACCAGCAGTGCGGGGCCTGCGTCCGTGAGGCGCGAGGTGTAGTGCTCGATGGCCTCAAGCCGCATGGGCAGCCTGTTGTTGCTCTCGATCTTCACCTCGAAATGCTTGCGGAAGGTGTCCACGACGGTCTTCTCGTCGTTCTGGCTGCGGCTCGCGGACGCCGGGTCGGGAGCCACGATCACGCGCCTGATCTCGGGAAACTGTTCGCGGATGTATGGCTTCATACGCTCGTTGATGAGGCGTGTCGCGCCATAGCCCGTCTGGATCAGCTCCCCCAGAACGCAAAGCTGTCCGTGGCTGTTCTCCTGTCCGAAGATGAGGGCCGATCCAGCGAGGCCCGGATCAAAGCCAACAACAAGGGGGAGGTGACGATTGTAGAGAAGAGGGCGCTGGGAAATGTGGAGCGCCGAGCGGAAGGTGGGCACCACGGGCTTGCCTGAGATGGAGAAGCCCCACTCGGCTTCGATGAACTGCTTGATCCAAGCTTCGGCTTTGCCCTTTGCCTGATTTGTATAATACGCCTGTCCACCGGGCAAATTCTCGATGTTCTCCGCAGCAGGTGAGAACCCAGACGGCTGGAGGAAGTATCGGGCATTCTCAGGCAGCTCCTTGTGCAGGTACTCGAACCACCAATTGTCCTCCGTGTCCGGGTTGGACGAGCCCCACATGCCCCAGTTCGTCGCTCCACCATCCTTGGCGGACGGGTAGCGCCCGAGGCGCGCGGAGAGCGCGTCGATGATGGCGCGCGGTATCTGGACAAACTCGTCGAGGATGGCGAACGTCACTTCAAGGGAGAGCACGCGGGCCACGTCTTCAGCGGTGTCGAGCGGACGGAACAGGACCTCACACTCCACGTCGTCGAAGCGCAGGATGAATTTCCACTCGGTCAGTTTCCAGTGCCCGGCCTGCCCTTCCTTGAACCAGTAGTTCCACGAGCTGACCGTGGTGTCGCGGAGCTGGGGGAGGGTGTTGCGAACGATGACGGCGCGGGAGCGGCGGACGCCATCGGGGCTGGGCTTCTGCAGCTTGGCCATATAGGCGAGCTTGAAGAAGATGCCCGTGGTTTTTCCTGAGCCCACAGGACCAACAATCCAGTCGTAGAACAACTCACCACGGCGATAATCCTTGATGAACTCCTTGATGGTCTTCGGAGGCGTGTAGTTGATCTCGTTGCTCATGGCGCGCGGTCGGTCTTGGGCGGGTCGTCCCGCAGCAAGCGCTTGCGAATTTGCTCGTACTCGCGCTCATGATCCTGCTCCATCACGGCCTTGAGCTTGTCACGCCTGATGTCGTGCGAGACGGCGTAG